TGATTCGAAGACATATAGCCACCCATTATTACGACCTGATTATTAACTATTTTCTGGCCAACAGCTGCGGCAATACTGAGTTTGTCCGTCAGAGTAACAGCCCCACAGGTTCCCACACAAGCTACTCCACTATATCCCGCCATAAATCTTGCGCTGGAGTAGAAATGCGAGAATGGTACAGTCACATTTGCTATTGGCGGAGTAATTATGCTATTTTGCCCATACCCATAAAGATAATTTGCAACCATTGCTTGAGCAGTAATTGCACATCCATATTCTTTAATTCGATATCTCGTAATATCGTCTGGGTATTCGGTACTTCTTGCGTCAGTACCATCTTCATTCTTTAAGTAATCAGTATAACCCTCCTGTGAATATCGCTTAACTGAATACGAGACTGTTTGTTCTGTAGTAGAATACAAATAGCATCCAAGTTCTGGATCACAAATTACATCCGGCGTAACACCCCCATCGATCTCCGAAGTCGCGTTGATACTCTGAGTACTCAACAGGAATAAGCAGACTAGCAAAAAAACCTTTGCATAATTTGATAAGATTCTTGAGTTAACTCTTTTTTTCATAATTGTCATTCCCTCCATTTGTTTGACAATTCAAAAAGACAATAAATTGTATAGAGTTTTAACACTCGAAATACTTCATGTAGAAACAATATCATATTAGTATAGCGCCCACAAGCCCCTTATTATGTGCAAAAAGCCCTTTTTTAGGGCTTATAGTCAATTCACATACCAAATCATTATCTCATCACTATGCATCTTTGAGAAATCGGAAATCTCAACCTCGCGGTAGAAATCCAAAAAACACTCTAACCAGAATGACAGGATCATATAATCACCTCCTGGTATCCTTGTACGCAAGAATTTACTGGGTTCCTATTAGAATCCGAAGATCTTTCTCTTCAACCTAAAAATCTCGTAAATAATAACAGAGTATAAAATACCGGCAAGCAAAAATGAATACCACGCCCATCCGGTTGATGACATACTTGAAAGCACAAAAGTATTCAATGCATAGAACACTAAATAAAGAATTGCACCTAATGCTGGAAAACTGCCGCTTGTGTAAACTAACCCAGTCATAGAGAAACTCATTGCCCAAAGTATACCTTCCGCAATAATGAATGAAACATTAATTTTTGTAGATGTGGATCCAAGTGTCAAAGTCATAGGTATTATGATTGGCCAAATTTCACTAATTACGAAATTCCGAAAAAATGAACTAATGACAGGTATTACAGCATACACCCTACGCAAATGGTTACCCTCCTACTTTTTTGTATTATTGAACTTTTCATATAAAGAAGAACAAATTTATAGACGTTGCCTAACTTGCGCTTTCGTCTCAAGATTATTTGTTGTATATCCTTTTGCACGAAGTCCATTTACTACTTCTGAATAGATGTCATGTCCTTCTTGATCTTTGATGGTTACAATTAAGACAAATTCTTGAGAATTAACATTTGCTTCGTTTCTTGCCGTTAAGTCAAGTCTGATCTTCCATCCCTCTCCAACATCGATTCCTTTTTTACCAATTTTCCTGAAATATGATTTAATCGGACTCCATTTAAACCCATTTTCCACTCTAGATTTTTCAAATCTCTCATCCCACGTACATTCAAGTGGTACGCGTCCTGTGAATATTACATCCCCATCAGAATCATGCTTGAATGTGCCAAAACTTACGTCAACATTTGTTCTACAATACTCACATCCAAAACGAAGGTCAAGAACAGGGTTATACGCTAGAGTCATACTAATTTCTCCAAAACACTTGCCCTCTTTCATAAGGGATGCTGGAAATGGAAAGTCAATCATTTCGAGATGGGTACCAGAAAGTATCTTTTGCCTAAAAACTAGAGTTATTTCATTTTCACAACAATTTACTATATCTCGATTAAATGATGAAGGTAATCCGAATCCAAAGTATTTAATATTCTCACTACTCTGATCCATAATATTCCTGGTGTTAATGTTTGCGGAATGGATAATTAGTGCTTTTGTCAATAATAAATCTTGATCAATCATATCATCATAAACCGATGCAAATTTCTGAACTATTCTCGGTGTAGAGTAACTAGTTCCAATGCCCTCATATACACCTCCGATCTCATTGAGCCCTTTCATACCTAGATTACTAATACTGTAGTCGTTTGCGATATTCCCGCCATAATCTACAACATCTGGCTTAATTATGTAATTTGCCCCTGGTCCCCTTCTACTAAATGGAGATGGTTCGTTGACTTTTACAATCGAGTTTATGGATGAATTCAATGCAATCGAGCCTACAGTTATTGCTCTTACAGAATCAGCCGGTGAAATAATTCTATCTCGCTCCCCTATAGTATCTTGAGGAGGCCAGTTTCGATAAGGAGCTTCTTCGAAATTACCCCCTGACACTATGATTTGAACTTCATAAACGTCTTGTACATAGTCAAGAAAGATTGCCAAGTCTGATATTGAATTTTGACAAATTCGTCCAGCTAGTCCTATAGATAAGTTCCATATCTTTACGCTGCTAGAATATTTTTTCATAACATTATCTATAATTTCCATTAGTTCAATTTCAGAGATTGAATCAACCGGACCGTATTTAGGATCAGAATTTGGAATAGCCACTATATCAACGAATTTAAACATTCTAGATTTATCACATGTAATTCCATTCAACAAATTACCATATAATATTGTCGATGCTATAAACGTTGCGTGTTTGGGATTTTGGTAATCTTTACTCACATACTCCTCTCTTGCAACTACAAATGGCTCAATAAATCTGTTTTTGAGACTTGTCCCACCATCAATTATTCCAATGATGGTTTCACATTCTTGAAAATCATCATCAAGCTCAATCGGATCAGCACCAGCAGTCTCAAAATTCAAAGGTTGTGAGTAGCTTTGAAAATAGTCAACTGTCCTAACACCATTTATAGAAGCGATTTTTTCAATTTCGTCAAAAGTTGACACACTTAGTTTAAAGTATCTTAACTCTTCACCATACTTAATTTCCTTCATGTTTTTTTCCAAATCTAGTATCTTAATGTTTGAGAAAAAGTAGTTACTAATCTGTTCATCATCAGACTCATTATCAAAATCAAAAAGTTTTACTTTTATTTCACCTTTAATATTCCTAAACTCGTCACTTAACGCAGCCTCTACTAGGGAAGTTGATATTTTTGCTTCCGCCGTTATTGGTAAAATATCTTGGATAGTTGTCATATTAGCAAGAAATTTCTTTGACGGTGGATTTTTGATTAGTTTTATCGTTTCGTTAATTCCTTTTCTTGTTAACCTAATATAAATTTCGCCTAGATCCTCAGATCCTATAATTGGGAGATTCTTACAAAAATCATTTGGTTTATGTGACTTTGCAATTGCATCGTCCAGAACCTTAATTTTTCCGATTGCTGGAATATTGTTATTCAAGTCAAATAATTCATTATAAAAATCCAATAGACTTTCGAATTTGCTAACCATTTCATTTTGCAACTCAGGTGTTACCTCGCGGAAGAATTTTATCCCTCCACCTCCACCATTTTTAGTAATATCAGACGTTTTCTGCAATACAACTTTAACTGGTAAATTTCTTTCTGTCATTTTTCCCCCTCTTGTGTTAAGATTTTTGACACAGTTGATTTCGAAACTCCTAGAATATCTGCAATTACTGAGTAACTAAACACTTTTGAATCGCGTTCTCTTAAGAACTTTGTTCTCTGCAAAAGTTGATTCTTACTCTCATCATGAAATTCTAATTCGCCCCCGATTTTTCGAAAACTGAAAATCTCATCAAATATCATTGTCTTGGAAAAGTCTAAATTATGTACTATTGAGTTTCTAAGCGATTTTTTAACAATCTCTTCAATGTTTGCTCCACTTAAACCACCTAAAGCTAATGATAATTGAATCTTATCATTTTCGTCGAAGAAAAAATACCCATTCATAAAAAGATCAATCAATTTTGAGATCTGAATAGAATCTGGATAATCTATTATCATCTTGTATTCAAATCTTCTCCATACAGCGTTATCAAGTAAGTTATCGTGATTTGTCGCTGCAATAAGAATACTTGAGTTGCTCATCATATCAACATTCTGAATTAGACTGTTTACTACACGCTTCAGTTCACCTAATTCGTTTGCATCATCTCTAGCTTTTGCAATTGCATCAAATTCATCAAGAAATAATACACAAGGAGTCCTTTGGGCATAATCAAACAGAGATCTGATATTTTTCGATGTCGTCCCTAAATAGGATGATATTAAACTATCCAATCTAGCCACGACTAGAGGCATTTTTAAAGAATGAGCAATATACCTTGCACATCTCGACTTACCACATCCCGGTGGGCCAAAAAGTAACATTGAGTTTGGGATGTCTAGTCCGAATTTGCTGAGTTTATCTGCATTACTATATGCAGTTATAAATGCCGATATTTCCTTTTGATTGTTTTCTGATAATATTACATCATAATCCAATTCATCAGGATAAATAATTTCGGCGAGTGTTAGTCTTGACTCCGAATCAACTGGAATTATTGATTCTCTATTTGAACCCATCAAGTTCAGTGTTGTTTCATCGAAATTTGACAATAATCTCGAAAATTTTCTGGCCGCAATAATTTCCCCGTCACTTTCAAGATTATATGCAAGTTGCTTAGTATAATTTGTTACTTTTATAATGTCTAATTTTAGTGCACCTTCAACAATTTTACCAATTTCGATTGAATACTTCATACTGATACCTCCATCCAAATTATACAAGAACAGTTTATCAAAAGATATACGATATTGCCATTTATTAGAACGTATTAATGATTTCGTAGAACGAATAGATATATTATGCGAACGAAACGCCAATATCATTGACAATATTGAAACATTTATCAGTATTTTCTCTTTTTTTGATATCCTAACTAAAAAAGCCACCCCTAAGGATGGCTTAATTATTGCGATGCGGTTCTTGGTCTGTGGTTTGCTTTGTGGGAGGTCTCAATGGAGACGAGCCGTTTATCGATTTCTTTGACATCATCTTGCGTCGAACGTAGTGCATCTTTGACATCGGTCAACGCTCTGTCCGCGGTGTCGCGTTGCTCTTTGACTAGAATATAGAGGTTATTGAGTTGCGTTTCCACAATGCCCTCGAGTTTTCCCTCTTTCGTCTTCTTGGCATCGCGATTGCTCATGATCCCGACGACAGCCGATATACCACCGATCATGGCGAAAATCAGTGAAATGGTGATCGTTGAATTCCCGTCCATCCCTTAGATCCTTTTCAAATCCTTTAGATTTACCCATGAGTTGATCTCTTTGAGTCGCGCTTTAGATCCTGAAACCGAAGCCTCGCTATGGACGCGTAGTTTGACCCAGAACGGGACTTTCTCACCGGTGGCATAATGCGTCCCGGAAATCTTAACCTTATCACCGGCCTTGATTTTAGGGGTCATCATCGTGATTGGGGCGAGTGAAAGCGACTCCTCCTTGACCCATCCCAACCCATCGATGTGGTACGGTGCCGGTACGATCTCCTCATCGACGAGGAAGCGTATGAAACCGACACGATTTGAGAAAATCGCGCCTGGACCGCTCAGGAGTGAGTTTCGATAGACGCGACCGTTCAGCACCACCTTTTGGCCGGCTTTGAATTTCAACTTTGGAATCGTCGGTACAGGCACCGACTCGATATACTCAATGAGGTGATGCTTTCCCCAGAACGCCCAAGAACGGATGGCATCATTGGATTGGCAGACACCCCATTTCCCCCAAGCCGGGGTACATTCGATGTATTGTCGCTTCCCGTTGGCATCCCTTCCGATGTAAACTCCCACATGTCCCAAATCTCGTGTGAACACCAGTAGCCCGAGGACTTCCGGCATTGAGATTAAAACACCTTTCTGTGTACAGCTATTGTACATCATGCCGACGTTCTGATCGGATCCGTTGGGGATGTTGTAATCGACTTTGCCTGGAGAAAGTTCCCAGAGATAGCCCTTGATCAACCCGACACAGTCGAAACAGTAACGACCGATCCCGGCTTGGATCGTGGCCAGATTCCGGATCGTATGGGGACACCCCATGTTGAGACGTCGATCGATCATCGCTTGCGTCAGGATCCGCCCGAATCCACCCAACATGTAGATGGTGTTCAGGGCAAGTTTGGACTTAACATATTCCACCAACCCGAGATTCGTCTTAACCATGTTTGTTCTCCTCCTCTTCCTGTGCGATCAGGAAAGCGATCTCGACACTGTAGTCAAGATCGCTCAGTTCAATCTCTTCAATCCGCTCAGTCATCACTCCGTACCTTCCGATTTCTCATTGTCCTGAGGTAACAGTTCGCTTTGCGATTTCAACAACCCTTTGCTGTTCAGTGTTTTATAAAGAGTATCCGCACCGATCCACGAGATGAACCCGACCCAGAGTCCGACGAACACTTTGTAGAGGGGATAGGATTCCTCAAACGAAACAAAGAACCAGACGAAGGCACTGGCCAACATCAGGTTCAATACAAGCGAAACAAAGGGAATCGCTCGTGAGTTGGGAATATATCCCTTCACCATCTGGATGGTCTGGAGGGCAATCACCTCGACGATCAAGGCGATCACAAGGATTTGAATGAGTAAAACAGTGTTGATCATGGTTTCCCTTTCTTGGCCAGTGGCCACTCAGTTCCAGCGTCCGATGGCGAAATAACGGTACGCAATCGCACCGGAAGCCAACGTACTGAAACGTAATCCAACGAATTTAAACAAGAGCGACGTCACATTGGTCACGGTCGCGATGATGGTCGAACCCCCGGAGTTGGTGAGATCCAGTGAGACATGCGGAACCGAGGTGAATGGAATCGTAGTGTTGAAGGTGTAGGTCTGCTCCGCCGAAGAATAACCGCTTCCCCAGCCTGTAGATATGGCCATCGTCACGGACCCGACGCCATACTTGATCAGTGTCCCATCCTTGAACTTAATCCAGTAATGCGTCCCGCTGGATCCGACCGCAAGGATGTCCTGAAGATCCACGCCTTCAAACCCATCTAAAAGATCTGCGTTTAGGTTGACGTTCTTAGTGCCATTGGACAATGGAATCTGCCCGGAGGCGTTCCCGGCATGGTAGTTATCCAGACGGTCAACGTTAAGGTTGGGAACTTGCGTCGTGGATGCCACCACCAACGGAGGTGTGCCGGTTTCCTGTTGTGAAACCAGTTGCGTCCCCGCTACGATTGCCTTCAGTGCTTCGATCGTGTTGTTAACACCCCCACTATGCACCTTCCCGAACGCAACATAATCCGGACCCAAAAACATCGAAACCCCGGCGATCTGAAGCAAGGTGAGCGTTTCCGCGTAGTCGTCGGTGTCTTCAAGCGTCGAGGCGTCATTGTCCAAATCATAGAATGCGTCGTAGACACGTATCCGGACATCATAGGCATTCTCAGCGAGGAAACCGGCGATTCCATTGATAGTCAATTCTCCAAATGTCAGTCCACCCGGTGTGACCGCTGCGTTGTTGCTGTAGGATCCGGTGTTCTTGACGCGGTAGTCGATCTTGTACTTGATCCAGTTCTTCTGCGTCACGCCATCCAACGCAAGTACGGAATAAGCAGTCCCCTGGATAACGGCGCGAAAATAGGTGCCAAGGGGATCAAACGCACCGGACACGGATGCCGCACGGAACACTTCAAACTTATCGACTTTCGGATAGGTGTATGAGCGAACCACGATGGCGGCGGTTGTCAGCGTCGAAATTCGACCGCGACTGTCCGTAACCGTGATCGTCGCCATCAAAGAACCGGCCGTAACCAGTGCATCCGTCGTCAGGGGGCTTGCAGCTTGTGATTTGTCGGTCCCGGCGAATTGCACACGGATCATCGCCAACGTCGCTCCCGTGGCATGCGTGATGGGAATGGTGAAGGCAACCTTGGACTTCGACGTCACGTAGAACGGCGTCCCCGCCCCATATCCCAGCGCCGTTTTGACATACTGGGTCGACGCGCTCTCCGCATGGACGACGGATCCGATCACCGGTTTGAATTCGGCGTTAAGCGTCAATGTCGTCGCGACGGATTTGCTGTCGGTGGTCCCATAGGACGCCGTGTCCACTTCAGCATATGTCGTCGCATACGTCGACGTCGGCAGCGCATTGAGAATGATCGAGCGTTCCGTGGCTCCAATCGCGAAACTCCCAGAGACCACGCCAGCTGAGACGCTTTGTGTCTTGATTAGGACGGAAGTTCCATCCGTTTTCTTCAAATACAAACGTATCGTGTGCGAAAACGACCCGTAAGTGGTCAGAGTGAACGGTACACTCAGATCGATTGGTAACAGTTCGAAATTCCCGATGGCAATACGTGACAGGGTGACGAAGGTCTTGGTCACTCCGTTGGTGATGATGTCAGAATCGTTCAGTCCGCCAATGTCCAGATTGTCCGCCGTCCCGTCATCAAACTGCGTATAGAGTTCCAGTTTGAAATTGCGGGGTGAAACTCCGTTCATCGCGGCGATCATCTCGTCGTTGTATCCCAGTGCCACGACGTCGAAATTCGCACTGGTCGTATAGTCATACCGATTGAAGATCAAGACATAGGTGGAGCCATTGTAGACATAACCTTTCAACCGACCGCGAAACGCTGCGTGGGGTCGTGTCCAGGATGCGCTGATGTTCACCGGATCCACGCTATCGAGATTGATGGGAGAACCGCTAGTCGGGGATGTGGTATTTAACCCGCTGCACCGTGCATTGATGGTGATATTTCCCGACTTCGACGCCGATTGCGCGACACCCCCTAATCCGTTGTCTTCCAGGGCTTCAAGTGTCGCCGCGTTAGTTAAAGAGTGACCCTGGGCGTTGTCGTAGATTTCCGAAGCCAACACACCGGTCAGCGTCGCACTGGTTCCGGTCGTGGAAACACTCGCGACGGCGACCCCGTTGATTTTGAGGATGAAGTCGATTCGCGCATTGGAAACCAGTTTCCCGGAGACGACCGCGCTATAGGAGGAGGTTGAATCATTGATCGCGACTGATGAAGTGATGACTAATGCCATGCAATCCTCCCCTTTCTAGATGGGTAACCAAATCGTAACCGAGTCACTGCCGGTCAGTTTCTGCACCTTGTGATTCCCGGCGATGAAGGATTCGACCACTTCGATGTTGTTCGCCTTCACCCCGTTTGATTTCAGAAGCAAAGTATCGTTGTATCCGTCGGTCACGACCACTTGTGCCTTGGACTCCGCATCGTATTCCATGCGGATCTGTGCCGGACTGTCGCTGCGACCGATGACTTGGCCGTCCGGTCCGAAATCGTAGTAGGTTTTCTGAAGCGTCAGGGCTTCCGCTGTCGCATCGATCGCCGCGGTGTTCTCGTCCGTGGCTGCGTGCACTTGCGCCAAGGCCTCGACTTGCTGATTGATGGTGATCGTCACC